GTCAAGAGCAGAAGAATACTTTGACCCAAGTGATAATTCTAAATGTGGAACTATAAGTTTTTACTTATGGGGAGGATTAGCAGCAAAGAGATGGAGTGAATCTAAACTAAAAGAATTAGAGTTAGCTTCTATGAAGATAAATGAGGACTATGCTATAATAGATGATAGGTTAGCATACTCCACAAAAGAGAAAGCTATAGAAATGGCTGAAGATATGGGGTGTAACTCTTACCACGAACACGAGTATGAAGGTAAGATATGGTTTATGCCTTGTGAACAACACGAACTTAAAAAACCTTGTCAAGCAGGATATGAGCAATATGGAATGAAAAGAAAGAATGGAAAATTAGTTCCTAACTGCATACCAATCAAATAATATGGATGATACTACACATAATGTAAGTCCACAAGGAGGAAACAGAGCTTGTCTTTGTTGGGATAAAGAAACCTATAGTATTAAATGCTGTGATGGTTCATTACACGCACAAGGAATAGGAAGTATAAATAGAGATACTTAAAAATGCAAAATAATTAACTCTTGGGTGTAGATTTATCTACAGAAGAAAAAGTAGAACTTGCTCAAGCTAAATTAGAAAATGGTACTGTTTTAGAAGCAGAATCATTTGAATCAGGAAAAGAAGTATTTATCTTAACTGATGACGAGAAAGTAGCTTTACCTATTGGAGAGTACGAAATGGAAGATGGTAAAATCTTAGTAATAGCAGAAGATGGTATTATTTCAGAAATCAAAGAAGGTGGAGAAGAAGAAGTTGTGGAAGAAGAAGTAGAAGAAGTTGAAGAAGAACTTAATGAAGAAGACAAGTACGCAACTAAACAAGAACTTCAAGAAATCAAATCTATGGTAGAAGAAATCAAAGAATTGATGAAAGAAGGTAAGAAAGAAGAAATGCAAAAGGAAGAAGAATTAATGTCACATAAATTGACTGAACTTGCTTGTCAAGAAGATGAAGCTTTAAAAGAAGAATTATCTAAACCTGCTTCTGAACCTATTAAGCATTCTCCTGAAGCAAAAGAAGAATTAAATAAAGTTGTTTATTCTGAAAAGAGAAACTTAACAACTAAAGATATAGTATATAATAAAATAGCAAATTTCAAATAAAAATTAAAATTAAATTAAATTATGGCAACTACAGTTTCAATTACTTCCAGTTATTCTGGAGAATTTAGTGGAAAATACATCTCGGCTAGTTTATTGAGTTCTCCTACATTAGAAAGAGGACTTATAGAAATTAAACCTAACGTAAAGTTTAAAGATGTAATCAAAAAAGTAGCAACAGATTCTAACGTTATTAAAGACGCTTCTTGTGACTTTACTGACACAGCTACTGTTACTTTAACAGAAAGAATCTTACAACCAGAGCAATTCCAAGTAAACCTTGAGCTTTGTAAGCAAGACTTTATCTCAGATTGGGAAGCAATCTCTATGGGATACAGTTCTTTAAATGACAAATTACCTCCAAAGTTTTCTGATTTCTTAATCGGACACGTTGCAGGATTGGTAGCAGAAAAGAATGAGCAAAACATTTGGGCAGGTGTAAACGGAAACGCTGGAGAGTTTGATGGAATCACAGTATTAGCAGCAGCAGACGCAGACGTTAACGATGCAGCTAACGGTGGTGAAACTGCTTTCAGTTCAACTAACATAATCAGTCTTTTAGAAAATGTAGTAGATTCTTTACCTTCTGCAGTTTATGGAAAAGAAGATTTAAAAATATATGTTCCAACTATCGCTTGGCAATCATACATCAGACAATTAGGAGGATATGCTGCTAATGGTGTTGGTGGTTCGGGTGTTGATGCAAGAGGTGGTTTATGGTACAATCAAGGTAATGCACTTTCTTTCGATGGAATTGAAGTAGTATTAGCTCCAGGTATGCCAACTAATCACATCGTTGCAGGACAAAAATCTAACATTTACTTTGGAACAGGTCTTTTATCTGACCACAACGAAGTTAAGTTATTAGATATGGCTGACCTAGATGGTTCTCAAAACGTAAGAGTAGTAATGAGATTCTCAGCAGGTGTACAATATGGAATAGGAAGTGACCTATCTTTATTGACATTAGCTTAATAAATTGTTTAACATAGAGGGGTAGGTGGGTTAAGCCTACTTACCCTTTCTTATAAAAATTATAATAATATGGCTTGTACATTAACAACAGGAAGAAATATACCTTGTAAATCTTCTGTCGGTGGACTTAAAACAGTTTACTTTTCAGATTATGGTCTTACTGTTACTGACAATTCAACAGATGCAGAAAAAGTAGATATAGGAGGAACTCCTGACTTTTTTCAATACGACCTTAAAGGAAGTTCATCTATGGAGACTGCAGTAAACAGTTCAAGAGAAAACGGTACTACTTTCTTTGAATCAACTTTAAATATTTCATTACAACTATTAGATAGTAAAACACAAGAAGAATTAAAGATTATAGCTTTAGGACGACCACAAATCGTAATAGAAGACTATAATGGTAATTTCTTTTTAATGGGTAGAGAACACGGATGTGAGGTATCTGGTGGCTCTTTCACAAGTGGAGCTGCTATGGGAGATGCATCTTCATTCTCTTTATCATTAATTGCTCAAGAAGTATCAGCTCCTGCATTTCTTGCAGATTCAACTGATGTAACTAGTAATGTGAATGTGGCTAAGATTTCACCTGCTACTCCTAATAATGGATAATAAATCATTAAGTTAGAAAATTAAGGGGACTATATGTCCTCTTTTTTTTTGCATTTAACACAAAATATAGTTTTTTTTTCGATATATAAGTATGAAGATATTAACTACAAGTAGCTCACAACAAACTATTGATGTTATTCCAAGACAATTTTTATCTAGCTATAAATTAATAGTAAAAGACGAAGCTGCAAATGAAGAGGTTTTTAATGATGAAGTAAATGCAGTAGCTTATGAAGATTATAGGAAATTGCAAGTAACTTTTGACCCTGTTTTAAAGGAGGGTAGATTTTATACAATGGAGATTAGAAATAGATTAGTAGATACTGTTATCTATTATAAAGATAAGATATTTTGCACAGACCAAAACATAAGTCAAACAAGTAACAACTATTATTCTATCAATAATAATGAATATACTTTTGATGAAACTTCTGGTTCTCACGATAACGATTACATAATAATATGAACGATTTAAGAATAGTAAATTTAAGCACTTACACAAGTCCTAAAATAAAAGAAGTTAGCAATAGAGATTGGATTTCTTATGGAGAGGACAACAACTACTTTCAATATCTAATTGACAGATATAATGGAAGTCCAACTAACAATGCCATAATAAACGCTGTATCTTCTATGATATATGGTAAAGGATTAGATGCTACTAATTCTAATAAAAAACCAGATCAATATGCACAAATGGTTTCATTATTTGACAATGATAGTGTAAGAAGATTAGCATATGACTTAAAACTTATGGGACAATGTGCAATACAGGTAATATACTCTAAGGATAGAACTAAGATTGCACAGATAGAGCATATGCCTGTAGAAACACTTAGAGCAGAGAAGTGTAATGAGAAAGGAGATATAGAAGCATATTACTATTGGAAAGATTGGGATAAGATTAGACCTTCTGATAAACCTTTAAGAATACCTGCATTTGGTACAAGCAAAGAAGCTATAGAAATACTTTATGTTAAACCATATCGTTCAGGATATTATTACTATAGTCCTGTAGATTATCAAGGAGGTTTACAATATGCAGAGCTTGAAGAAGAAGTATCTAATTTTCATTTAAACAACATCTTAAATGGTATGAGTCCATCTATGTTAATTAACTTTAACAACGGTACTCCTAATGCAGAGGAAAGAAGACTTATAGAACAAAGAATATACAACAAATTTAGTGGGTCAAGTAATGCAGGTAAGTTCATATTAGCTTTTAATGACAATGCAGAAAGTGCTGCAAGTATAGAACCTGTCCAACTTAGTGATGCACATAATCAGTATCAATTCTTGTCTGAAGAATCTACTAAAAAGATAATGGTAGCTCATAGGGTCGTTTCTCCAATGCTTTTAGGTATCAAAGACAACTCAGGGTTAGGAAACAACGCAGAGGAGCTTAAAACAGCTTCTACGCTTATGGACAATACTGTTATTAGACCTTTCCAACATCTTTTAATAGATGCTTTTGATAAAATATTAGCTTATAACAATATATCGCTTCATTTATACTTTAAGACTTTACAACCTTTAGAATTTACAGAATTAGATAATGTAGAGGATGAAGAAACTAAAGAAGAAGAAACAGGTGTTAAGTTAAGTGAAGATTTGACAGATGAAGAGTTTGATATTATTCTTGACGAACTTAGAGGAGAAACAATGTCTAATAGATGGGAAGAAGTAGATGCAAGAGAACATAAAGAAGATAATGAAAGTGAAGAAGAATGGGCTAGTAAATTAATTGAATCTAAAAAAGAGAATTTAGAAAAGAAAAGTATAGATTCTAAGAAATCAGGATTTAGTTATTTAGATAAATCTTTATACAAAGTAAGGTACAGATATAATGAGAAATATTCTTCAGGAAAGTCAAGACAATTCTGTAGAATTATGATGGGTAGAAGTAATAGAAAAGTAGTATATAGAATTGAAGATATAGACAAAGCTAGTAGAGCAGGAGTAAATAAGTCATTTGGACATAAAGGCAAATCATATGATTTATTTAAATATAAAGGAGGAGTTAACTGTGGACATTATTGGAGTGAAGTATTGTATAGACTAAAATCTAAGACAATGAAAAAATCAATACAAAACTACGATGAAGTAAATAGTATTCCTAAATCATATGCACCAACTCCTGCAGGACATAAAAAAGCAAAGATAGCTCCTAAAGATATGCCTAACGATGGACATCACCCAAATTTTAAATAAGATATGGCAACAGCATTATTCATAAAACCAATAGACATTAAAAGAAATACTATCATAGATGGTAATGTCGATGTAGATAAATTTATTCAGTTTATCAAAATAGCTCAACAGATTCACGTTAGAAACTATCTTGGAAGTGATTTATATAATAAGATCAGTAGTGATATTATAGCAGATACTTTAACAGGAGATTATCTAAGTTTAGTAAACACTTATATACAACCTATGCTTATTCATTTTGCTATGGTAGATTATTTGCCATTTGCAGCTTACCAGGTAAAGAATGGAGGAGTATTTAAACACTCATCTGAAAATAGTGAAACAGTATCTAAGAATGAAGTAGATTATTTAGTAAATAAAGAAAGAGAGTTTGCAGAATACTATACAAGAAGATTTATAGATTATATGGCTAACAATCAAAATTTATTTCCTGAATATACAAGTAACACAAATGAGGATATAAATCCTGACAAAGATGCAACATTTAACGGATGGGTATTATAAAGAAGATTTACAAACCTAAAAAGGGGAACGTAAAAAAATTATTAACTTATTTAAAAAGCAATAATGGCTACATTAACAAGCACGAAAATAAAAAATACTTATGATGCGTTATTAAAGTCAATAGACAATGATGCAATAGGAACAACAGCAAAACAAATAACAGACGGACTTGGAAACGTTACTCCATTATACGTCTCAACAACACAAGTAGGAATAGGTGTAACACCAGAAGCAGGATTAAACCTTCACGTCTTTGGAGATGCCAAAATAGGTAGCAATCTAACAATAATAGGAAACTTAGTAGTTGAAGGAAGCACAACAACTGTCGGGACAGACACACTCACAGTCAAAGACCCTTTAATTGTATTGGCAAACAACAACACCTCTACAGACGCAGTTGACATAGGTTTTTATGGCAAATATACTCCTTCAGGTACTACACTATACTCAGGGCTGTTTAGAGAAGCTCTAACAGGTAAATATAGATTGTTTAAAGGATTAGAAGACGAACCTACTACAACAGTAAATACAAGTGGAACAGGATATGCAGTAGCTAGTTTAGTTGCTAATTTAGAAGGAAACGTAACAGGTAATTTGATAGGTAGTGTAACTGGAGGTACTTTTTCAGGAACATTATTAAGTAATGTTGTGGCAACTACTCAAAGTGCAAATGATAATTCAACAAAGGTAGCAACGACTGCTTATGTAGATAATCAAGTAGGGTTATACGATACGCTTAGTGAGGTGTTAGCTAATGGTAATACTACAGGAGGAACAGATATAGCTATAACAGCAGGAGATGATATAGTTTTTGGA